CTAATAATAGTAAAAACAAGAAAAGTAATTTAATTTTTTTCATATATATATAATTTTATATTTTTATTTACAATATTTATCTTTAAAATCATAATCAATTAATTCTCCTGAAAAATATAAATTTTTTACTTTATATAAAGATAAATTTAAAATGGTTGAATAATCTTTTCTATACCTATCATTTATGAAATTAACTAATGTTTCATCTATACCTTCAAATAAAATATCAATATTATCATAATCTTTTTTTGTTAGTAATTTAACTAATTTTTTTTCATCAAGATCAGTTACTATGAAGTCAACAATATTATTTAATGACAAATTCCTATCTTGATTTTCAATTAATATATCTACAAGACGATCAAAAATAAAATTATTACTTAAATAATATAATTCATAATTTACATTTTTTTCAATATTACTCTTTAAATTATCTTTCATTATACCCTTTAATAATTGAATATAATCTTTAATATTTATTGTTTTTTCCACTAATCTATCTGATTTAAAATAATTTTTTAATATATTATTAGTTATCTCCATTATCCCATCTGTTAAATTATAGCTAAAATTATTCCAATCATTTTTATAATTATATATAAAACATATTTTATTTATATACTGTTCTAAAGTCAATTCAGGTAATGTATATATTAGAGAATATGAATTTAAATTAAATAAATAATTATATATATATTCAGATCTCATAGGAGATATATTATGTATATAACCTATTAATTGATCTGATCTTACAGGTTCTTCAATAATTGTATATAATTTATTAATATTATGAATAGAACTATATGTTTCTATTTTAGATAATTTTTTTAGAAATAAGTAAATTAATAATATAATAAAAATTAATAATTTAGACTTCATATATGAAAAATAAACAAAATAAAATTATTAATATAATTAATGTTAACAAAATTAACTTGTGATTTTATTAGTAAAATAATAGAGGAAATAAAAAAAGAAGAAAATAAAGAAATTATAGAAGATAAATTTTTAACTCCTTTGTCTGAAAATATTAGTTTAAGAATTCATCCTTATATGATGACAATATTTTTTATGTATATTTTAATGTTAATACTTATAATTTCCATGATATTTATTTTAATTAAAAAAATAGAATAAAAATTATATATAATATATATAATGCAAGTATTATCAACACTTATTTTGCAGTTTTTATTTATATACTTATCACTAATAATAGGAGTTCCAGGAACTGACAAATATAATATTTTAAAAAATAAATTAATTTTATTTTCAGGAATTTTTATATTCCAAACTTTAATAAAATCTATAAGTAGAGTTAGAGTGGGATGTAGAATATCATTAAAAAATTTATTAATAGATGCATTTTTAGTTGCGTTAGTGTCAGTTGTAGGTTATTCTTTTTATATAGATTTATCTTTAGTAGATTCAACAAAATATATATTTAATCAATTTAATACTAATGCACACATGAGTGCTTTTGCAATAAGTGGTATAATTAGTGGCTTTATTTTAGCTATTAGATTAATTCAAATATTAATTCGCGGAACAGCGGATGATTGTGAAGAAAATAATGAAATATATTAATTTTATTTAAAATTTTTTAAAATTAATATATATATATGGTAAATAATATACAACTTACTAATAAGATTATAAAGTATTTAGTTTACGCTTTAATTGTTTATACACTATTTGCTTATGTTCCACAAAAACAATTACCTGTCTCAGACGTCCTATTAATGACAACAATTATTATTATATCTTTTGTTATATTAGATATTTTAACACCATCTGATCATAATGAAGGCTTTAAAGTAATTGAAAATTTAGAGGATAATGAAAATACTAATGAAAATACTAATCAAGTAGACACATCTATATTATTTGAAGATGAAGATGATCCAGAACCGGATAATGAGGAAAATGATGATAAATATTTGAATTATTCAAAACCTTTAGTTCTAAAAGAATTACAAGATCAAGAAATTTTATCAACTAATGAAGTAGATGAAATAATTAAAGTTTGTAATGATAAAGATCAATGTTCATTAAAATTAAAAGAATTACTAAATAATGAAAAATTAAATAATCAACAGTTTTTAGAACTTCATATTGTTTTTGGCTTAGAAAATTATGAAGGATTACAAGATCTATATTTACAAGATAGAATTAATAGAGAACAATCATATTTAATAGCTGTTGCAATAAGTAGTAAATCAGCTTCATTTGTAGACAGTATTTTAAAAAAATATGAAAATGATAATTTAATTACAAAAGAAGACTCTGAAAAAATTAAAAATATTAAATTAGTCAAGGAAGCTGAAAATAATTCAATAAGTGACGGTGAAAATTATCTATCAACTATTATTGAAAATGGAAGTGTAACTACTTTAGATGCTAAAATAATTCATGATAAGTGTTCATCTGCATCTTTAGATTCATGTTCAATACAACTAAACAAATTTAAGAAAGATAAAATAATTACTAATAAACAAGCTTTTGCATTATTAAAAGCATATAATAAACCTTCTATTGATAACGTTAGGTTAGTAGATGATAGTGAAATAAAAGGTTTGGATAAAAATCCCGATATTGGAGATACAATGAAAACAGATAAGTTATTAGAAAGTGATAAATTATTAGAACAAGCTGAATCTATCGCAAAAGATAGAGAAAAAGAAATAAATAGATTATTAAATGAAAATCAAAATTTACAAAATATCCTTGAAGATAAAGAAAATGAAGATACAAAAGAGTTTAAGGAAATACAAAAACGTGAAGAAAGAATAAAAGCAGAATGTCAAGTTGATAAAGATAATAATTTTAAACAAATACAAAAATTATTAAATTCTAAAAAAAATAAAAATTTAAAATCATTGTATGACAAAAATCATGATATGAATTATAATTTATATTCTAAAAATGAAGCTACACCATTAGGTTCATATACTTCAGACTTTTCAAATAGTTTTACTCATGGATTTTCACATTTAGCAACTGATAAATGGCGCCCCCCACAATATGATAATTCTATATGTAAAATTGAACAAGAATGCAATACATGTGATAATGAATTTGAAGGTTATCCAGTTGAATTAACTAAATGGGATCAAACTAGAAAAATTCTACCAAGAGATAATATAGATGTTAGCTATATAAATGAAAAATTAAATGAAGGTAAAAATTAATTCATATATTTCTCCATATCTTTTACTTGTTTATTTAACAAATAAGAATATGAGCATCCCTTATATTTACAATTACTCCAAACTTTTGATAATTTTATTAATTCAGAAAAATTATTTAGTTTTGGTTGACTAATTATAAACATTCCTCTATTAAAAAATATTTCGTCAGATTCCCCTAAATCTTTCTCTAATATTACAGAAATACCATTTTTAGAAAATTCCATATAGTTTTGTATATATATATTCTCTTAAATAATATAAAATTAAATATTCAATTTCTTTAAAAAAAATATTATAGTATTATATATATAATGTTAGATAGCATTTTAGCAGACAGAGATTTAGTCGTAGACTGGGTTAAATTTAGTACTATGTTCATAGTTTCAAGATTATTAGCAGGCGGTGATCTTGGAGATCAACAATGGATGATGGGGTGCTTATACACCCTCTTAGGTTTCACCGCATACCACATGGTTGTTAAAAAATTAATTCCAAATAATTTAGAAAACGCCGCCATGAAAAGAGTTCTTAATACATGGTTAAAAGTAGGAACTATGTTAGTCACATCCAGATTATTATCTGGAAAAGCTTTAGATGAACAATGGATGATGTCATCTTTATTCACAATATTAGGATTCAATGCTATGGACGCTGTTGTAAAAGACTTAGTTCCATTAGATAATATTGAAAATGATGTAATGAAAGATGTTATTACTGACGCTTTAACAGTAGCAACAATGACATCTGTATCAACCTTATTAGGAGGTGGTGAAATTAATGAACAAGTAATGACATCTGGTTTATACACCTTCTTAGGTTTCGCTGCCTATGATGTTGGTACAAGCAAAATTTTAAATTAAATTAATAAAGTTAGTAAATAAGTTTAAATTTATTTAGTAATTTAGTTATTATATATAATAATGATTGACTATAAGCTAGTTTTAATATTAGTACTAAGTATAGTTTTATTGTATCTTTACAATAGAGTTGATTATCTAAAAGATGATTTAAAAAATCAACAAAATATACAAAATAATCAAAAGGAATTAATTGAAACAATAAATAAAAATTTAGATATAATAACAAAAAGAAATATTGAATTAGAAAAAAAATTTAGATTATCAAATAATTTAGTAAATAATAATTTAAATAGTAATGAAAAAAATAATGATGATTGTTTAGGAGGTATTTGTAAAATACCTCCTAAAAATGACCAGAAAATTATTTCACCACCAAAAAATGAATCAATTAATAAATTAAATATAACCTTATTAAATAATAATGAAAAAAATACAACCGAGTATTCCGCAACAGAAAATGATTCTGATTCAGAATCATTAAATTTAACAAGTAGTGATAATATTATTTTATATTCAAATGATAAAAGTGATAAATCATCTGTAAATAAAAGTGATATAGAATCTATAGATACTAATAATATAATTGATCTGGAAAATATAGAAATTACACATGATTTACAAAAAGATAATACTGTTTTATTAGAAGAACCTAATACAATTGACATTGAAAATATAGAAATTACACATGATTTACAAAAAGATAATACTATTTTATTAGAAGCTAATACAATTGATGACATTATAAATGTTGAATCATTAATTGACAAGTTAAATGACCAACCAATATTATTCAATAAAACATTTTTAAATACTAATTTAGATAAAAAACCATCATCTTACTTAGAAGTAATAGATCCATCTAATTCTAATGACGATCTTGAAGATAACGATCTTGAAGATAACGATCTAAATAATTGTGAAAATATAGAAAATACTATAATTACAGATAATAAAAAATCTTATTCTGACTTAGATTATGATAATTCTGAAAAATCTAAAATATCAAATAATTCAGAAGATAAAACTTCTGAAAAAAATATAGATTCTTTAACATTAGATGAATTTAATAAATATAAATTAAATGAATTGCAAAATATTGCTAAAGATAAAAATATAGAATTAACTACATTTAAAAATGGTAAAGTAAAAAATAAAACAAAAAAAGAACTTTATAGTGAAATATCAAATTTATAATTCATATAAAATACTTTAATTTTAATAAAATTTTAATTATTATATTTACATATAATATAATGAATAGTGATAATAGATTCGGTGAATGTTGCAAATGTCCAGCACTTATGGATGATAGTAGATTATTTACAAATTACTTGCCAAGTTCAAAATTAAATCAATACGTTAAGAAAGTTAATAACATCTCTAACGAAAATGAATACAGAGCATTCTTACAAAAAAATGGCTCTAAAATTATGAATAATGAAAGATCTTTTATGAGTTTAAATAAAAGATGTAATTTTGCACCCGTAGAACCAATGCCTAAAAGCGAATAAATATATTATAATTTAAATATTAAAATTATAATTTATTTATATTTTATTCAATTAGATTTAAATCTTCCAGAAAGATTTAATTTACAATATCGTACAGAATAAGATTTTTAATAACAAATCTTAACATATAGAGCTATATCCGGACCTTATGAAAAAAAACGTTGCAAATTTATTAGAGCATACAAACAGAAACATCCCATTGTGGCTATCACCAAGACAAATATGTATTGTTCCGGTAGCAAATAAATATAATGAATATGCTAATGAAATTAAATCAATATTATGAGAAAAATTTGATGAAATTTCTGTTGATGATAGTACAGAAACTATGAATAAAAAAAATTAAAAATTCTGAGAAATTAAAATTTAATTATATAATAAAATGTATTTATTCTAAATTATAACATTTAAAATATGAAATTATAATTTATGAAATTCTTATTATAGAAACTCTCTCTGAACCAGAAGTACCATCATTTATAGCTG